AATTGGTGAAACAACAACGCCCAGGTGGCCTCCTGGCTGGAACCCGACGCTAATGGCCACCTTCCCCAACTACAAACCAACGTACTCAGCTACTAGGGCAAATCAGCCCAAAGTAACCAAAGTGCAGTATGGAGACGGCTACGAGATGCGTGCCGTTTTTGGCCTCCAGCAAAACCCCAAAGAGTGGCAGCTGCAGTTCAGCGTTTCCGACACCGAAGCCATCGAGATTGAAACATTTCTTAATACTCGCAATGGCCAACAGGCTTTTGACTGGACAGAACCAGATGGAACTACCGGCAACAAATGGATATGCGAAAGCTGGACCCGAGAGCTGTTCGAGTATCAACGCAGCAAAATAAGTGCCAGTTTCCGCCAAGTCTTTGAACCTTAATGGCTTACACAGCCTGGACTGCCACTACCAGTTATGCCGTCGGCGCCATTGTCCGCGCCACCACGGTGCAGGATTTTGGCTTGGTGTTCAAATGCACCACAGCGGGCACTTCTGGTGCAAATGCACCGGCATGGCCAACGCTGATTGATGGCACCACGGTTGATGGCACGGTTACTTGGACGGGGATCAGTGCGGTCTATGAAGACCTCAGCGTGCTGGAACCGAACGCCATCATCGAGTTGTTCCAGCTGCACCTTGACGCCACACTGCATGGCAGCAGCGATATTTACTACTTCCACAACGGCGTGAATGCTGCCGTGACCGGCAACGTGGTCTGGAACGGCCAGTCTTATGTGCGCCTGCCTCTTGAAGCCACTGGCTTTGACTACAGCAGCAGCGGGAGCCTGCCGCGCCCCAAGTTGGCCGTCAGCAACATTGGCAGCAGCATTACCGCCATCCTGCTGTCGGTCAACTTGATCACCACAGGCAACGACCTCGGCGGCGCAAAGGTTGTTCGCATCCGCACGCTTAAAAAGTATCTGGACGGTGAGGCCGGTGCCGATCCCCACGCCAAATTCCCTGACGAGATCTGGTATGTGGATCGTAAGTCAAACGAAAACCGCGCCGTTGTCGAGTTTGAGCTGGCCAGCAAATTTGATCTTGTGGGCGTGATGCTTCCACGGCGTCAGGTCATTGCCAATGTGTGCCAGTGGGTCTATCGCGGTGGTGAGTGTGGTTACACCGGAACTGATTACTACGACATCAACGACAATAAAGTTGTATCTAGCGGCAGCGATGTATGCGGCAAAAGGCTAAGTAGTTGCAATGTAAGATTTACGGCATTTACGCTTGCCGGTTCTGTGACCAATGGAAGCACAACAATGACTATTGCACCTTATTTTAATTTTAATGCAGGGCAAGCCGTCTCCGGCCTTGGCATTCCAGCCAGTACCACAATTAGCGCCATAGTTAACGCTACAACTTTAACGCTGAGCCAGGCAGCAACAATGACAACATCAAGCACAAAAACAGGAACAGTGGCAGCAGCGGCAGCCTCGGTGGTTGTTTCAAGCAATACTGGAATCAGCGTAGGCCAAACCGTAACTGGAACCTACATGCCAAGCAGCACAACAGTCACTGGCATTTCTGGAACAACAATTACCCTTAGCAATAGACCGTATTCAATTGCCAGAAACGGCACCTATGTGCCAACTTTTGAAACTTATTATTATGACGAATACGAAACTACTATATTGACTGGGCAACGCATTGACATTGACACCACAGGTTTGTCGACTGGTATGCGTGCATTTGGAAACAATGGAATTGATACAACAATTTCCTCCGTTGGCTCTGGAGTTATTTATTTGAATAGCTATGGAAATTTAGAAAACGATGCTAATAGTGTCAGCATGTATTTCTTGCCAGCTTCACCAAGTTCTGCAACGTATACTTTTTCCTCTAACGCACAATACACTTTTCGCGCTCCAAATACCACGTTGCCATTTGGCAGCTTTCCTGGCGCAGGTCTATCAAAGTGATTATCAGCAAAGCACTGGAAACAACAATCCTGGAGCACGCGCAAGCTGAGGATCCACGCGAGTGCTGTGGTTTGGTTGCCGTGGTCAAGGGCCGCAAGCGGTATTTTCCCTGCACCAACCTGGCCGATACGCCCGACGAGCATTTTGTACTGAGCGGCGAGGATTACGCAGCAGTTGAAGACCTTGGCGAGATCGTGGCCATTGTCCACAGCCATCCAGCCACCAATCCCAATCCAAGCCAAGCAGACCGCGTGGCCTGCGCAAAATCCGGCTTGCCGTGGTTCATCATCAATCCGAAGACTGGTGGTTCCAGCCTGACGCTGCCCGAGGCATACGAGTTGCCGTATGTGGGCCGTGAGTTTGTATTTGGTGTAGTGGACTGCTATACGATGTGCCGGGACTGGTACGGCAAAGAATTTGGCTTGCAACTTAGCGACTACAACCGCCGCGACAAGTTCTGGGAACGTGGCGAAGACCTGTACCTAGACAATTTTCACCGTGAAGGCTTCCACAAGGTGCCGTTTGAGGAGCTGCAATACGGCGATGCGCTGCTGATGCAGTTGGAATCGAACTTGCCTAACCACGCAGCCATCTACATTGGCGACCAGCAGATCCTGCACCACGTTCAAGGCCGACTTAGCAGTAGAGACGTGCTCGGCGGCTACTATATCAAGAGCACTGCCATGGTCCTACGGCATGAAAGTCGTTAAGGTCTACGGCGCCCTACGCAAGTATCTGGGGCAATGCCGTTTCCAATTTGAAGCCGATACACCAGCGCAGGCGATCAAGGCATTGTGCGTCAACTTTCCTGGGTTGGACAAATGGCTGCTGGATAGCGAGCAGGATGGCGTTGCATATCGGGTCAGCATCGGCAAGGAAAAAGTTACCGAAGATGATCTATCGCCATTGGTAATGCCTTGGAGTGAGCGTGAAGTTTTTAGCATTACACCCGTGATTGCTGGCGCAGGTGGCGTTGGCAAGGTATTGGCTGGAATTGGCTTAGTGGCATTTGCAATTCTTACTGCTGGTGCAGGCGCACCTGTTCTTGGTATTGCTGGCGCTGGTGGTGGCATTTTTGGAAGTGCTTTCACTTTGGGAATAGTTGCAGCAAATGCAATTGCGGGCATTGGTGTGTCACTTATTTTAGGTGGCGTTGCTCAACTTATTTCGCCACAACAAACTTATTCAAGTACAGAACGTGGTAAAGATGCAGCACGATTTGAATCGTTTACATTTTCAGGTATTACCAATACTGCGCAACAAGGGTTGCCAGTTCCAATTTGCTATGGCCGTGCATTTATTGGCTCGGCCGTGATCAGCAGCGGCCTTGACGTGGATCAACTGATATGAGCACTTATCGTTCGATTCAAGGTTCCGGCGGCGGTGGCGGCGGTGGCGGGTGTTTTCTTGGCCACACTTTGGTGCGCACACCAAATGGTGAATGCCAGATTGACCAGCTAAAACCTGGCGATCAGGTTCTGAGCTTTGACGATCATGGCATCATCAAAATTGGCACCGTGCTCAAAGTGCATGAGCACGAAAATGAACGGGTTATTCGTTATGGCCTGTGGGGTGGCACGTTTCTTGATGCTACGCCCAACCACTGGGTACTAAATCAATTCAATGCTTTTGTTGAGATCGGCACGTTAGGCGCCGATGACTGCTTGGTAGATGAAAACAACCATCTACGGCCAATTGTTAGCAAAACAGATTTATGTAACGGCACGGTTTACAACCTGACGGTTGAAGGGCACCACACATTTATTGCTGGCGGCATCCGTGTCCACAATGCTGGCCTTGGCGTAGGTATTGCAGGTTCTGGTGGTGGCGGTGGTGGTAAAGGTGGTGGCGGACAAGCCTATACGCCAACAGAAGCTGACGACTCACTCCAATCAGTTCAATACGGCAGCGTTCTGGACCTGCTTAGCGAAGGTGAAATTGAAGGCATTGAAGGCGGAGTCAAAGGCATTTACCTTGATGGCACACCAATTCAAAGCAGCACTGGCGCAGACAATTTTACGGGTTACACGGTTGTCACTCGTACCGGCACGCAAGCACAAACTTATATTCCAAATACCAATGGAACCGAATCTGAAAAAGGTGTCAACGTTGAAGCAACATACATTGCGTCAGTAACTAGAACAGTTACTGATGTTGATGTTGATCGAGTGCGTGTAACAGTCCAAATGCCAGCTTGTCAAATCATCCAAGATAATGGTGACATTGTTGGTAACAATGTAGATATTCAAATTCAAGTTCAATATAATGGCGGTGGCTTTACGACTGCCATATCTGACACCATTAGCGGCAAAACAACCAACAGCTATCAACGTGATTACATGCTGACACTGAATGGCGCGTTCCCTGTTGATATTCGACTGGTACGTGTTTCACCAGACTCTGGCAGTGCTCGCAGACAAAACCGCACTTACTTTTACAGCTACACCGAAAT